ACGGCGTTGGCCAGGCCAGTCACGCTCGGGAACCTTGAGCGAGTCACCGGGATGACATCCCCGGGTTGCGTGTAGAACAGGATCTGCGACGTGGAGAACTTCACGGGCTTCCTGGCCAGGGCGTCGTTGATGGCGTTCAGGCAATCCTGGGCGTCCGAGGCCGTCGTCAAGTTCGTATAGAACGGAGGCAGGGAATCCACGGCGCGGTTCTGCCAGATATCCTGGTATCGGGTGAGCGTCGCTATGGACCAAGAATTGTCCTTACTGAAGTCTTTATTGTAGTAGACGGTGATCACCGAGGCGGTCTGGTCCACCCCGCGCCGGCAGCGGAGGCTGTCGTCGGGCATCATGAAGCCCTGGACAAGGGGCGCGCTCGTGGGCGCCACAGTGTCGGGAACCCGAAGCCCGATCCTGGCCTGGGCGTCCTGGAAGGAATAGGCTTGGAGAGTGTGTTCAAGGGAGCGAACTACTTCCTCACTCGATGTCTCGCCCGGGAGTCCGGTGCAGACGGCCTGGGTGCGCTGCGATTTCGTGTAGTAGATGCTGTCCAGGTTGAGCTCCGCGTGTGCGAGCCCGAGCCAGGCGGTCATGGCATAACGGTACTGCTCTGCCCCATTTTCGTAGCTCTCATCCGCGGAATTCACGAGCCCACTGAAGCTGACCTTGATCTTATCCGAGTCCAGGAAGGCAAGCGTCTTGCTGAGCGTGATGCGCCCCCGCTGATAATCCACGTAGTAATCGGTTCCCGCGGTGAGGAGTGTCGCGCCCTTATAGACTGTCTCGCTGCCCTTCATCCGTCCACCCTGCAGCTGATAGCGCCGCTTGCCGGTGTCGACGCAGGGTGGAACGAACCCCACGCTGGCCGGGATAGTCCCCATGAAGAATGGCATAGGCCCGTTGATGACCTGGGGATCGGCGTTGGGATAGGCGTCCGAGGTGATGAGGTCAGGCGGGAGCTTGCAAGACAGACCGGACCGGGGGTCCCGGAAGTCAAAGACGATGTCCTTGTCCCCGCAATCCACGTCGTTGATGAGCCCGCTCATGTAGTAGTCGTACTGCGAGTACGTGAAGCTCGGGGCGCCAATCAGCATTCTCAGCGGCCGGTTCTCCCACGTGTAGCGGCCGAAGCGGGTGTCCCAGTAGTGCGCACTACCGGCCAGGCGCGGAGGCTTGAGGCGGATGGTCCCAGAGGAAAAAGTGGTGCTGCCCTCAAAGAGCTTGCTGATGCTCTGGCTTGTCGGCGGCACGTCGGCGCCTTCAAAACAGCAAAGGTAATTATTGCCGTTGAAGACCATCTTGGAAGTGAACCTCTTGTAAGAGCAGAAGTAGAGCCAGAACGCGCCCTCAATGAAATAATCGCCCGGGTCATCCCCGCCCGCCATGTGGATGTAGACCTTGCCGTTATAGTAGTCATGCCAGAAAGTAGAGGCCGCGGCCTCAACCGCCGCCACTGAGGCAACCGCCGTGTAACTCGCGCCCTGGGCGTACAGGGCATAAAATTTAATTCCTCGCTCATCCGGGTCGACCGGGATTTCATAGGTATAGGTCTTGCCCGCGGTGAGCGTGAATCCCGAGAGCATGAGCTTCGGGCTAATCTCCAGCAGGAAGCTCAGGGTGCCCACGTTCCGGCGTAAAAGTTTTTCGAGGGCGCTCCGCGAGTACGCGGCGAGCGTCGTGGTGTTGGCGGTCGAGGAGTATGTGCCGTTCCCTGCCCCGTTGTACGCCCGGACCCGGAAATAATAAGGCGTCGAGAGGCTGAGGTTCCAGACCTTAAGGCTCAGGATGTCATCGCCCCACACCGCCCCGATCTCCGTCCAGCCCGTTGAGCCGTTCGGGGACTGTTCGACCTTGTAGCCCGTGACGCCCGATATCTTTATCCAGTTAACCCGGAGCGTTTTGTCCTGAACCTCTGTGAGGGTAACGCCCGTCACCTGCCCGGGAACGCTGAGCATTGTGGCCGTGACCTGGGGACAAAACGCTGTGTACTGTACGCCCTGACGGGCCCGGGCGCGCCAGGTGAACGTCGCCCCGGCGCTGAGGCCTGAATCGTTGCGGTAGGCATCACAATTGGGGGCCAGGGCCACTATCTCCGCCCAGCCGTCGCCCTCGATCGAGAAGTCATCGAAGTAGATGCTCGAGGACGTGGCGGTGGAATAGGTCGAGTTGTGGCCGAAATAAAAATAGTAGGTCGAATACGAGGCATGGGCGGTGAAGCTCAAGCTGTACACGGTCCCGGTCGTGTTGTTCGGGAGCACAATGGCCGTGGCCGAGGCCTGCCAGGTGCCGTCGCTCTTGAGCCACTGATTGCTTCCGCTGTTCCGGATCAGGAGGGTGCTGGTCTTGGCCGCCACGCTGTTCTTGTACCAGATCTTGACCTTGTACGAGCCGCCCGCAGTCATGGTGATAGACCCACTCAAGGGCAATAGGTAGCAGTTGTTGTTCGAGGCGTCAATGGTGATCTTCGCCGAATAGAGGCCGGAGTGGATGGTGGTCGCTTCCTGTGCCACAGCTGAGGTCCCGGCCTTCGTGACGGTGAAGTTCGTAGGCGTCGTGGAGTTCGTCCAGACCTCGATCCCGCCGTCCGTGATGGCCTCGAGAAGTGGGGTGCCGGGCGCACGCTCGATCCGCGTATCGTCCTCGGCCGAGGAATTGTTCTGGAAGATGAGGTCAGCGATGAGTCCCGAGATCGGGAACACCTGGAGGGTCGTGGGCATGGCGATGGCGGCGAAGGTCGTAGCCGTGGCCGTGTTCGAGGCCGCCGACGTTCCCGCCGCATTGTAGGCCTTCCAGTAGTAGTAACGGGTTTTGTTCGAGGCCAAGCCAGTCTCATTGAAGGTCGTGACGTTCCGCCCCGTGGTCCCGATCTGGGAGAAGCCGGAGGTGGGGCTGTCCGAGCCGTAAATCTTGAACCCCGTCTCGTTGTCCGAATTATCGTGGCAGGTCGTGCGGATGACCGACGTGGAAATTCCAACCGCCGCGCAGAGCGAAGGCGCCGTGGGCCGCTCCAGCTGAGTGATGCTCACCGTGTTCGAGAACGGCGAGTCGATGAGCGAGTTGAAGACCTTGACCTTCCAGATATGCGTACTCCCCTCTTGCAACCCGGTCTTGGTGTAGGTCTGGACGCGGCCGAGGGTGATGAGCAGGCTGCCGTCCATATAGACCTTGACGCCCGTCCCGCTAGTGTCGTTCAGGTGCCAGGTCGTCGTGCACTGTGAGACGGAATCCGCCGAGCCGTCCATCTGTGAGGGGGCGGGGAGATAAGTGACGGCCGAGGCTTCGTTTGATGGATTAGACCAATCTCCGGTATAGCGCCCGACGGCATAGTACAAGAATTTCGTTCCATCCTGGGGGACATTGGTATTCGAATAGGAAGTAGGATTTCCAGAAAGGGTTGTTACCAGCCCATAGCTTCCGCCGTCCGGCTTTCTATAGATTTTAATTTCGGTATAGGCATAATTATTATGCCAAGTGAGATTGATTTTCTTTTCGCTGACGGCTGAGGCCGCCATCAAAGTTATTTCATAGGCCATTACTGTACGACCTTTCGGACGACGAGCGTGAAATTATTGTAGTTTGGGTATTCCGGAACCGGGACAGTGAGTTCCAAGAGGTACACGAACCAGCCGCTTGTGCTCGGAGCGGTATCGTCGAAGACTATGACGAAGGCGTTGACGAGCACGTCGCACACCCCTTGAAGGTCTAGGACCGTGGAGAGGTCCGCGTCGCTCATCCCCGCGAAGGGCAGGGTTTTGCCGTCGAGCACCGGCTTGGCGTCGGCGATTACGTCCCGTGATCCGGTTTCCTGGGCCGTGCTCGCGCTATCCTCGTTCGGCTGATAGCTCGCAAGAAACGGCCGGCCCGGAGTCCAGGAGGCATAGAGCTTGATGACCCCGACTTCGATGTAACCGTTGGGATTCGCAGGGTCATAAACTATGAACCGCCAGTAGCGCTTTGTGCGCGGGGTGCTGAAAAAGCCGTAGATGTTCCCGGCCGCCCACCAGGAAGTAACATTCTCGGTTACAACGCCCGTGGTGAAGGCGGCATCGTCGGCCCCGTAGAACGTGATTGCGGTAGCCGCGCTCGAAATATTGTGCCCGAGGATGGCGAACATATCGAGGGGCACAGCCGAAAGCAGGTCGTTCTTTATGTCCTCATAGGTATTGAACCGCTGGTAGTCCCCAACGTAGGTCAAGGCCCCCGAGTCATTTGCCGCCTGCGAGTAACCCAAAACCGGGGCCGCAGAGGTCGCCGTGTGCGTGCCGCTCTGCCATCGGATTACGAACGTCCCACTCGGACTCGTGAGCGTGAAAAGCCCGGTCGTTTCATCGTAGGCGCAGGTATATGCTTTCGTTCCCGCCGCGACCATCTGAGCCTGGACGTGGGTTGCAAGCGTCGTGCCATTATAGACCCCAGGCGTCAGCGTCGCCGTCTTTTCGGCCCCGCCCTCATCGAAGTCAATATATTTGGTCGTGGCAGAAACAGCAAATTGCCCGTTCCCGCTTCCAGTGCCGTGGTGGGTCCGCCATGACTGGGTGATGATATCAACCTGTGTGTCCTCGGGCGGGAATTGCGGGTCCTGTGTGGATACACCATAGATCGTTCCCTGGCTCCAGTAGTCGCGGTATCCTATCTTGAGTGCCATGCTTAGCCTATCGCCCTGCCCGGGACAGTGATGTGTCCAAGCGCAAGGCCCCGGTTCACTGTTTTCACTGTGTGCTGCTTCAGCTCCTGGCCATCGAGGATGACCTGGATATAAATCGGGGCCTGACGCTGTTGGCCGCCCTGGCCGCCATAATAATTATTGCTGTTGTGATTGATCTGCTGGACGATCTCGGGGAGCTTTTTAAGCGGAATGACAACCTCATTGGGATGGAGCATCCCGAGCATCTGGCCCGGGACAACGCCGCCCTCATCGAATTTCTTGATCCGCGAGAACAGAAGCTCGACGGCCGCGATCGCCCCGCCGACCATCAAGACGTTTGCGGGGAACGGCCAGGCCATGACGGATTTAATGACGTTGGCGACGGCCAGCATCTGGGTCGAGAAGAATTCCTTGACGGAAGCCTCCAGCATCTTAACAAGAATATCCTCGACCATCTTGACGGCCGATTGAGCAAGATTTCCAAAAGCGTCTCCAACCCCTTTCAGAATTCCTTCCGTCCCGGCCCCCCAATTCTCGAAAGCGACGAGGGTATCTTTTGCGAAATTGCCATAAAGCGTGGTTATATCATCGACGGTCATCTGAGTAATTTCGGTTAATCCCGTGGCGGCATCGATGGCCGCCTGTTTTTGTGCCTTATAAAAATCCTCATATAATGCCTTCAGCTTCGTGTCGGTCACACCAGTTTCAAGAAATTTTGATGCGAGTGCGGCCATTGTCGCTTGGCGTTCCGTCTCGATGTTCGCCAACTCCGAGGCCAAGCCGGTTTTATGGAATTGGGCGATATCATTCTCGACCTTCCTGACTTCAGTCCCACGGTCGAGCATGGACTTGGCCCAGGCAAGGTCAATAGCTTTTATCCGCTTCTTTTCTTCGGAATCCCGCTTGCTGTCGTTTAGTAAAAGATCAGCCTGGAATTTTGCGTCTATTTGGAGAAGTTTCGCATCCCGAAGTTTAGCCTCCCCCTCCAAAAGGGTACTCTGTACCTTTTCATCATTGAATTCTTTTTTGATCTCGGCTGACTTAACGAGATATCGATTCTCGGCTTCCCACCGGGCAAGCACAACACCGGTCATGCTGGCCTTGGCAATCTCAGCTGATAGGTCAGTCTCTGCCTTCATCACCTTTCCAATATCATCGACGCTCCGGAGGGAATCGTCATGGGCTTTCTTTTGAGCCGCAGAAGCCGCCTCATAAGAGCCGAGAGATTTGTCGATTTGCGCCCGCAAGCCTTCCCGGGTGATCCCCTCGACCTTCCCGGCGTTGATGGCCATCTCCATCGCCGCCCAATTTCCGTGATACGCCAGTGTTAATTTCTCGAAAGCCGCCCCGCTCATCCCGGCTGCATCAGCCGCCAGGCGAATTCTCAGGATAATTTTATCCTGCGCCTCTGCCGCCCGTTCTCCGGCTTTATCGGCGATGGCCTGGGCTTCGCCCTGCATAAAAAGAGCCTCAGCCAGGTCAGTAATAGCCTTGGCCAAAGCCAACTTCATAGGCAGCATTTTCTTGCCGATAACTTCCTGCGTTTCCTCAAGTTGATGCTTCTCGATTTCGAGTTGACCGCCAAAGGTCTTAGCGTCGGCTTCAGCGCGACCGTACATGGCCCCGAGTTTGTCGAGGATGGCCGTTTTCTTTTCGGCCGCCGTGCCGGCATCGCTCATGTGAATGCCATACCGGACAAGGGTTGTCCCGCCGCTTTCCAGAGCCTTCATGACGACCATCGCGGCGGGCTGGAGGTCCATGTGCATGGAGGCCGCAAGCCCGATTGTCGCCTTCGTCGCCTTATCTATCCCCTCATTATCGAGTTTCGTATACTGGAGAAGAAGAGTTTGCGCGCTTTTAACGGCCTCATCATCATAGATCGTTGTTTTTTGGAGAGCTGCAGCTCGGGCTTGAAGTGATTCGGAATTGCGGTCAACCTCCCGGCCCGTCGTAACAAGGGCAGAGGTAAGGGCAGAATCAGCTCTCTCGCTGACCATAGCCGCGTCAGCGGCCTTTCCGAACCAGCCCGTTACGTCCTGGAAAATTCCGATAGCCGTCTGAGCGACGATATTGCCGAGGCCCACGGCCCCCATCATCTGGCCGAAGGAAATGCCGCTCTTTTCCGCAGGAGCTTGAATGCCTCCAACGGCCTTTGAAAGGTTATCGATGGCCTCTTTAGCCTGCGCTGTTGCCGCTCTGACTGTGAGTTCTACGTCCATTTTAGGTCTTCTTCTGTGTCTTTTCGGCTATGCACTTCATGGCCCTGTGGATGAGTTCCA